TATTGCTTCAGTATACCCTGTATCAAGTGCCGACATAATTTCTGCAAACAAAGGATTGTCTTCGTCACCTTCATATGTCTTCGCCACACTTGCTTTTGACTTCTCATATTCTGAATTGAGTGCGCCTGTCACGGCATCCGCAACTTCTTCAGCCTGACCCACATAATTTTCCTTGTCCTCGTCAGAGAAGAACTTGCCTGTGATAAACCCTTCAAAAAGGTCTTTCTTCAGCTGTGCGCTTTTCTGTGAAAAATCTTCCGTAAACTTCGTCAGACTTTCATCTGCTGTGTTGATGTTCTCATAAGCAGCTTGGAATGATCCGGCAATATCATTCGCGTAATCACGCATTGTGTTTTGGTCAAGATTGAGATTGCCAAACTGGTTCTCATAATCAATCTCGTCCAACTTTTTCAGGGCGTTTTCCAACATGATCAATGCCGTTGCAGTTGCCGTAACGCCCAAGATCACCGGCCCCATCTCTGACAACGCAAGGACTTTTTTGACTTTGCCTATAACAGACAAAGCGCCACCGGTTATCATAAGTCCAGGCCCCAACGCTGCAAGCGTTTCAAGACCTGATACAAATACTGCCATCTGAGCATCATCCATGTTGGAAAGTCCGTCAATGAACCCACCAAGTGCAGCCATAATGCTCTCAAGGTCTCCGGCAAATTCCTCACCTACAACACTCTGGAGTTTTTCAACCTTACTCTGAAATGCTTCGATCTTGTTATCTAAGGTCTCCCACATGGTCTCTTGCGCCCATGTAGCATAACCTTCCTGATCACCGTTGATCAACTGTTGGTACAGACCACCGTAATTCTCCGATGCCTTCTGCATCAGGTTAATGCCCTCAATGATTCCCCTCTTACCGAAAATGGTCTCCAGGATCGGAACCGTGTTGGCATTTTTGGAAATGTCCTCTCCTTCGCCCGCCATGTTCTGCATGATGTCATACAGTTCACTGAATTGCTGAAGGACAGGTTTCAATCTCCCCTGTGTATCGTATGCCGAAAATCCATACTGTTGCAGCTGTTCGCCCGCAGCTTCAATACCAACGCCCTCAGTTTCCATTGCTTCGGACATTTCTTCTGCGGATGCACCCAAACTGTCCATAAGGTCTTGCGCTGTCGATGTGGGAGCAGCAAGTCTCAGGATGGCGTTACGGATCATTGTACCGGCTTCGGAACCGGTTGAACCCATGTCAGCGGTAACGGCAATCAACGTCATCAGTTCTTCGGTACTGTCCGTGAAACGCATCATGCTCTGCATACGCGTCATGGTGTCACCGAAATCCCTGATCGTACCCCTGGAACTATTCGCTGCAAACGCCCACGAATCGATGAAACCTTCCAATTCGTCCGTCTGAAGTCCGGCAGCTTCCATCGTAGCGGTAATGTACGATACCGTTTCGGACAGTTCCATTCCACCGGCCTGTGCAAGCCGCATGACAGCGGGCATATCAGCAATAATCTGCTCATACGTCCATCCGGCATGAGCAGCATCAGCAATGGCATTACCAACGTCATTCGTGTGGAAGATTGTAGTTGCCGCCCACTCCTGTGCTGCTTCGTCAAGACCGATCATGACTTTTTCAAGTTCATCGGTATCCTGTCCGTATACAGTACCAAGTGCGATCCTGGCTTGTGCCATGCTTGCCTGGTAGTTGCGGTAGACGTTCGCTGAATCCTTTAATGTCTGCTGTGCGCCTGTGCTAATGCCGTTGACAAGTCCAGACAACTCCATTAAGGTATTGCCGACTTCTTCGAAACCGTTTCCGGCTTTAGCATTTATCAGTATGGTAGTTGTTAAGGTCTGTCCGGCCATTGTTTCACCACCTTTGTTTACGTTGGGTCAGGTGCATATAACGTCACACCATAGACATAATGATTGTTTGCAGATGACGGAACAGATGCCCGTTTGACCCACATATAATACGTTCCGGCAACAAGCATAAGTGCGGGTGATTTTCCAACCGCATTGGTGCTTTCCCATTCAAATTTATGAACCGTGTTTGCAGCGGAAGGTGCAGCCGTTGAGTTTGTAAGAATTATCCCAACAGGCCCGCCAGACGAATACACGGCCATCATCCAAACAAGATATGTGCATCCTGTCGGAACAGTAAATGTCACATTCACATATTCATAATTGGTTGACGTTGCCTTATAACTGCTGCTTGCTATCTGACGCATTGCCAGATTATTTCTCAATGTTTTGAACGTATCATTCAAAAACTTTGCCACAGCAGCGGAAGCAACCTTCGTGCTGTCATTCGTAACGACATCGTTTACAATGTCAGATTGTGGAATCACAGGAGAAACGCGGTCAACCTTCGACATGACCCGTCCAGTTCCGTCCTGGCAGACAAAGAAGTAAACGGCATCATTCACAGAATACGTTTCAGGGTTAATCGGTTTTGCCGGAAGCGATACAATACCAGGCCGGTCAATCGATTCCACTGTATATTCGCCGGAGGATACGGACGTAATCTTTCCGCGCTCGATGACCGCACCGCTATAACATTCTTTCATTGTATCGTCCTCACCACCCTATACGCTTCAATGGAAGTCCTTCCGTTGATCAGGTCATGCTGTGCCTTGTCCACAAGCCATTCGCCTGTCGCAGCCGTATTGCCTGTGATATCTATACGCATCATTGCCGTGATTAAATCGTCAAAATCAGCTTGCAATGATACGCTTTCCGTCTTTCGGTTGATTGACAGCAGATAGTTCCTCGCCCACCGTCCGGCTTGCACGTTGTCGGATGCCGGAAGGTTGATCTCCTCTCTGATATGCGTACTGTCAACCGCTGTGTCTTCCGCAGTTGCTTCTGCATACGGTGTCTTTACCGTCAATGCACGATACGTCAGACCGCACCGATTGTAAAAAACATTCGGAGTTTCCGAATTGATCGAAAATCCTTTATAAGCGTTGCGCTCCTGTGCATATGCCACTCCAATAGCCGTGTATTTTCCATTCACGATTTTCAGGGAAGCACCCTCAAGTTTTAACATTCTGAACAGGAACGCAGCGCAACTTTCACTGTTTCGTTGGATATACGGGATCACCTGATCACTGTCTATTCCGTAAATCTGGTAGTCCATGCCGGTTTCCATCGCACAATCACGCATGATCTCCTCAATGGTCTTGTTACGGTAGGACTTGTATCCTTTCCGTCTGGCAGCACACGGCAATGCTGTCGCGTATATCCGATATTTTCCACCTTCCGGCAGAACCGTATTCACATACATGATGCCGGTATCGTACTTGTCGCGGTAAACGATGATCTTATCGTCTTCTTGCGGCCCCCAACGATACCATCCGGCAGCGTTCTCAAAGGTGATGTCAAGGCTGTCGCATCTTGATCCGCAAGTATCAGTGACAAAGCACTCCTTCACTTGCACCATATTCGTAATGTCCGTATCCTGATAGACAACCCTCATGCTACTCACCTTTTCTTCTTTCGATTACCCTTACAAGTCCGCTGACTATATACTCAAATTTCCGCATCGGTAAATTCAGATAGTCTATGACGGATGTATGCGTAAGCTGACTTGCAACTATGACTTCTTCGAGATACGCATTTGCCCCGCCCTTGTCGAGGCGTTGAAAAAAAGGCTTGCCAACATTGCCCCTGTCTGTGCGTCAGTGATCCCTATGCGTTCCATGATATCCCTCATGTCCAATCCGCGAGTGCATTTCGCTGCCGCCTGTGCGAACAGTGCAAGGTTCTGTTTATACGTTGCGCGGAAGATATTGTTCGGATTGCTTTCCATATCCATAGCGTCAACGTATTCCATTCCCGTAAGGATCGTGAAGTCATATTCCAGTTCCGTGATCTCCTCATCCGCATATTCAAACGGCGCTTCCAGATGCAGTACACCTTTGCCGGACATCATTGCCTGACTTGCTTCTTTTCTGCGTTCCCTGATATTCTCAATCAGCTTGTCTTCGTCTTTGATTTCTTCTTCTTTGACTTCCTTGACGTTATCTCCCATTATCTTTCCCCCGAATAATAAAAAGAAAAAGGCGCAATTATCTGCGCCCCTTCCTTCTTACCTTGAATTATTTCAGCATATCAGCAACAACGTCTGTGTACTTCTTGCCGTTGTATTTGATGATGCCCGCCATAGCGTCAATGACTACGGTCTCTTTGCCGTCCACGATCTCCTCAAAGCGGATCAGTGAATACTTCTCGGTGCTGCCAAGCGGAGATCCGGTCTCCATGTCACCCTTCTGTGTTTCCACATGGATGCCAGTGACGATGTACTTCACGGACTCATGTTTGATCTCACCTTTTGCGGTAGAGTATACCTGGCGGACGGTACGGACTTCACAAACGTGCTTTCCTGGCGCTGCAAGGTACTGACAGTTCAGACCGTTGTTGTGGTAGATCGTGAAATCAGCTGCTTCGATCCTGGTCGGATTCGGCATATCAACGTCCATTGCCATGCCGGATACGTTGGAAATCGAAGTAGTGGGATGTTTCAAGGTCGGCAGACCGATCTTGGTAACGTCCTCTACGGTTTTCCCGTTGTCGATGATCTTATGGCCTTCAATGTTGTTGTAAACTTTCTGCGGCATATCTCATCCCTCCTTTACGCTACGGTCTCGTAGAAAGTCCTGAAACCTTCTTTCGTCCAGTTGACGATCGCGGTCAGGGACTTCACAAGCGGGGTAGTGGTTACGTTGAACGCAAAGCTGAAATCACCATTGATGATGTCGGACTCGGTAAGTCTCTCTGCGTTCAGGTTGACAACACCGTAGGACAGTGCGCCGATGTTGATAAGAGCGTCAAGTCTGCCCTGTTCCTCAGATACGATAGTCTGAAGATCATTCATGGACAGCGGCTTGTCAACGTTCAGCGGTCTCCTGGTCTGGAAGTCATTGCAGATGTAGTAGAGCATCATCCTTGCGGTCTCCGCTACTGCAACAGGGTTGGATACAGACGCACTGTAGTTTGCGGAATGGCTGCCCCAGATGGCCCAACGTCCGCCAGTGAACGCTGCGGATGCGATGCCGTTTTTGTTCAGCTTTTCATTGATCAGTTCCGCATCATATACCTTGCCGACATTCGCTTCACCAAGATACAGATTTTCGATGATCGCACATTCCGTATTGGATGCGGTCTTGTACGGGATGCCCTCATCCTCAAGCAGAAGTTCCTGGAAGTTCGCCGCTGCCAGAACGGAGATGTGATACTTCTTGCCGTCAGTACCCTTGACCATCGGGAAGTATACGGTCTCGTTCTCAGCATTGTAGTGGTTCGTGGACTTGTAGGTAATCACGCTGTCGAACGTCAGCGGAGTTCCGCTGTTTGCAATCGGCAGATCCGCGAATACATACGCATCCCAGTGACCGTTGATGTCCTGTGATACTTCGATCATCTTCGTATGAATCGCCGGAACGGAAGACCATCCAGGTGCAGCCAGGAAGGACGGTACATACCCCGTCAGGTCATATACGGACTTGATC